TTTATAGGTATTGCTTCCCCTGGGGGCTTTATGATGTTGTATACTGAAATCATGAAACGTATCGAAAGCGACCCAGACGAGCAAAGAGAAATAGACGAGGCTTTAAGCCGAGCCGCTACGCCTACTCATATGCCTAAAGGTTGGGTACACGCAATAGATAGGTTTGCGGAACAAGAGCAGCCAACTGAAGAATTTGATAGCCGTGAGCTTCTAACAAGACTAGGCCAGACTGCTGAGTTCGGCGTAGGTTTTGAAAGTCATGAATGGTCAGCCGAACAGGAAGCTTGGGCTAAGGGCATCGAAGAAGAACATGCGCTGTGAGGGCTGTAACAAGAGGGCAGTTCACATATTCGCCGATTCTAACGGTGAGCATTGTGAGCATTGTTCGGGAATATCTGTTATGTCGGCGATTAAAACAGATGGAATCCTTACCCGTAATTCATGGCGAATCCGGCGTGGACAGTCACGACACGAGGGTGACATGGTTATGCCTCACATCTACGACAAGACGGCGCACCGCCAAAAGATAAATCCCGACTTCGTTAAGCTCTATCCTGATAAAGTCAAAGACTTCTTTAACGAAGATGAAATGAAGCGAGACGGCTATTCTAAAATGCCTGAAGCAGTTGAAAAGAACAACCACCGTAGAGAAAAGCAAAAAGCTATTGAGAAGATGGACACGGTATTTGAGGGTGATGGTAAAGCTGCGGTGGAGAAGTTCCTTAGTCAGAATAACCCCAGTCTAGCGTAGAAGTTTTACACACCCACTATATGTAGTAGTAGACAACCCCCTGTTTACTCACTATAATCAGCGATTAGGAGCGACCAGGGTTTTCTTTTAATCACATGTAGTCGCAATTAAAATATCATATCTGTCAAGTTTAACAGATTACTAACAGATACAAAAACCTGTGGATAAATTAGCTAAAATAGTGGATAACTTTAGTATAAGTTTGTGGATTGCACTAAGTGCTATACTAGGTCTGTAAATATAAGCGAGACACGCTCATGATAATCAAAGCACCAAATCCTTTACTTAAAACTAACTGTACGAAAGTAACGTATGGTCAAGGTGCTCAGAATATCAGCAAGTTATTATTAAAAGAGTTCGCCGAAGCATTTGAAGAACAGAAGGCACACGGCAACAGAGTAGTCGGTCTCGCTGCTCCACAAATAGGTATCACGAAACAAGCGTTCACGGCTTTTGGGCTGGTGTTTATCAATCCTCACCTCGTATCACACTCAGATCAGCTCATAACGAGTGTGGAGGGCTGCTTGTCTTTAGATTCTGACGCTCATATTAAACGCAAGCGATATAAGTCAGTTAAACTTATATGGTTTGACGTCGCCAGGAAACTACATACCAATGAGTTTAAGGGTGATGAAGCTGTTATAATTCAACACGAAATGGATCATCTTCGAGGAGTAGTAATATCATGAGTAAATGGAAGTGTAGTGGTTGCGATAGGACTATAAGATTTTGGGAGCCAAGAAAAGTAATTAATACTTTGTCAAATCTAGGAACACTAAAGAGAAAATATCACAGGAGATGCTATGAAAATTCATAATCCAAATAACTTACCAACTATAGATTTTCGTGGCGTTGAACCTTTGCAAGGTAATCTCAAAGATCTAAGCGAGAAGAACTATAATAAGCTCAAGACTATCTTAGAGACTCGTGGATTTACGGTGCCTCTGTTTATTTGGCATCTAGAAACTAATGGAGGCCCAGAGACGTATTTGCTTGATGGTCATCAACGGCAGCGAGTCATGATTAAAGAGCAGATGAACGATGAAGGTAATTACAAAGTCCCATATATTCTCATAGAAGCCAAAGACCGTAAAGACGCTAAGGCTCAATTACTAGAAATATCCTCACAGTTCGGTACTATGACGCAAGAAGGATTTGACGAGTTCACTGACGAGCTAGATAATGCAGACTTTGAGAATGTAGCCTTCGATGCCCTAGCTTTTGTAGCCAATGATGACCCCGACGATAAAGAAAATGGCGAAGGCGACCCAGTACATAGCATAATTATATCATTCAGCGATATTGCAGAGCTTGACAAATGTTTGATTGATGTTCAGGAAGTATGTGAGAAATATGGGTCGGCTCAAATAAAAGTTAAAGAATGATTTGGAACTTAAGAGAGATTTTTCAGAGGCTTCATGAAGAACGTCGTCAAGAACTTCAAGATAAATTAAGGTTTGAAGAATTATTAAAGAAAAGCAACGAAAGATCATGGAATGGCAAATCCAAGCGGAAATCCACAAAATCTAATCGTACCACCTAAAGGAACTACTCCTAATCCAGCAGGAAAACCTAAAGGAACGCTCGACATGTCTACCATTGTCAAACGTGTAGCTAACGCGTCAATGAAGAAGAACCGTCAGTTCTTAAATGTAAAAGATGTGGATAGATTAAACAGACGTTATGGTAAGAAGAAAGTAGCTGAAGCGTTAGTATGGGTACAAGCCTCAAAAGCTCTCACGGGTGATACCCAAGCCTTTAATGCGTTACGTGAAGCTGGTTGGGGCCGTACCGTGAATGTCGGTGGTGAAGCTACTTTAGATGTGGTGCATGTTTATAAACCAGAGAAGTTAGCATTGACGCAAATAGAAAGTGCCGCTGAACAGCTAAGAGAACGTGCTGAAAAAGCAGTAGAAGCGGAGATTGTAAATGAAGTGGATAGCCCAACCGGGGCCGCAGACTTACGCCCTCTCGATTCCTGATGAAGTAAACGAGATATTCTATGGCGGTGCTCGTGGCGGAGGTAAGACTGACACCGGTATTGTGTGGATGGGTGAGAAAGTAGATCATCCTCTATTCAGAGGTTTAGTAATCCGCAAGAATGCTAATGATTTACAGGACTGGGTTGATAGAGCCTCAAGAATGTATTCAGGTCAAGGTGTTCACATCGCATATAGACCGTGGGAATTATCCTTTCCAAGCGGAGCTAAGATTATGACGGGACACTTGAAAGACGACCAAAGTTACACGAAGTATCAAGGCCAGGAATACCAACGAGAGCTAATCGAGGAGCTTACCCAGATACCAGACGAGAAAAGATACTTACAACTCAAGGCTTCTAATCGTTCTACGGTTCCAGGACTGCCGGCTCAGATTATGGCTACTGGAAACCCTGGTGGCATTGGACATACTTGGGTTAAGAAACGTTTTATTGATATAGCACCGCACTACTCTGTGTATACGGATAACTACGGACTGAGACGTGTTTACATACCAGCTACTATTGAAGATAATCCAATGCTTGCTCAGAACGACCCAGACTATGTCAGGCAGATGGACGCGCTAAAAGACACTGACCCTGATTTATGGAAAGCGTGGCGACTTGGTGATTGGTCTATCATAGCCGGGCAAGCATTTAGAGAATGGGACGAACGATTCCACGTTAATGATAACTTCGAATTTAAACTATCGGAGTGTAAGAAGTTTGTCTGTTTCGACTGGGGATACTCAGCTCCTGGCTGTGCGCTATGGTGCGCTATCACGCCGGAGAACAAGCACGGAATTGTCCGAGTGTACGTTTACCGAGAATTGTATCTAACTCAAACTGAACCTCGTGAGTGGGCTAGACAGTTTAAAATGCTACAGAAAATTGACGGAGTTCGAGACATATGGCTACCGCATGACTGTTTCAATAAAGAAATGGGCGAATCAATTGCTGACATCTTTGCGCGTGAGGGTACGATGAACGTTCTACAAGCTAAAACCTTAGTCGGTGGAGCGAGACATATGCGTAAAGCGCTACTCCATTCAGTCCTCGCAGATGCTGATGATGGCCGACCTATAATACAGATTCACAGCAACTGTCGTAACCTTGTTAGAACGATTCCAGAGCTTATTAACGATGAGAACGATCCAGAAGACATTGACACTGACGGTGAAGACCACGCTTACGACGCTTTGACTGAAGGCTTGATGATGGTCGTACCTCATTTTGCTCGATCAGGGCCAGTTAAGTACAACGAATCTATACGTCAGATTAAACCTACGCCTTTTAACGTACTGCCAGATAATTCAGTCTTACCCCCTGATTTATTCGACGCTATAGCTAAACAGCAATCACGGCCACCGAGCAGACCTAGACCGACGTGATATTATAGAGTTATGGATCTTATAATAATATTAATTGTCATCTTGGTAATACTCGTTATACTTCGAGTTTTAGGAGTCATATGAATCTATCAACACTGCTCATTGCGCTTTGGATCATCTTAGTCTCAATATCACAGTACTTTCTTAACTGGGTACAGTTCGGAAAAACAGGACTTGTAGTTATTGGTGTCTTAGGTCTCATCGGAGCATTACTATGGCTATTCTCCGCTACTTACCCGATCAATTTTAAACGCAGGGTATGAGAGTTAAGTTATTTAACTACTTGCACGATTTGTTCCATCGTGGTAGTTTAAAGGTAGATAAATGTAAACAGGATCAATCAACTATGTCAGCACTAGCAGAAGTCAAGCAACTCGTCGAAACAGCACTAACCTCAGTCGAAGCTGAGATTGATAATGAGGTCGTACAGGTTGTGAAATCTAAGCTTGTTGATCTTCAGAGTTTCTTGAGTACGGTTGTTGATGACGCTGGTGAGCAACTTGAAACTCCCACGCCTCCTGCTGATCCAAACGCCGCTTTGGACACACCCGCAGCACCTGAGGATCCTGTTGACCCTGCTACACCAAGTGAACCAGTAGCTCCAGCCGATCCCACTGATGCTCCTGAAGCACCAACACCACCTACTGACGTTGTAACTCCTCCTGCTGACGGTAGCGAACCAGTTACTGACTCAGAAGGTAACGAAGTCACTGATCCAAACGCTCCACGTTAGGAGGCTCAATGCTCAACGGTTTTGATACAAGTCACTGGAATGGCCTCGTTGCTATAGGTGGTAAAGACTTTTGGTTCGGTAAGACTACGCAAGGTACGACATTCGTAGACCCTGGATTTGAAGCGCAGAGACAGTGGCTTATTGCTAACTCTCCTGAAACAACAAGATTCCCTTATCACTATGCCGGTTATGGAGTCCCTGAAGACGAGGCTAACTATTTCCTCAGTCACGATAATCCAGACGGTAGCCATTTTAGTCTCATGCCAGGCGAAGGCACTATGCTAGACATTGAATCTCCGACTATCGTAGGACAAGCTCTCGTTGATTGGTGTGTTGCTTTTGCTCAAAGAGTCGTACAGGTAGTAGGTAAGGCTCCGCTAGCTTACATGGATATCTCGCTTCAGAACGCCTACGATTGGTCACCGTTGTTCGCTATTTGCGGAAACTACTTAGCTGCGCCAGATGTTGCTCCCACAGCTAATGCACCAGTAAAATATGAATATGTCTTTCAACAGACTGGAACTATTAACGGAGTAGATCAAGATGTCTTCTTCGGGAATAAGACGGAGTTACAAGATTATGCGACGCCATTACCATCACCAGCACCGAGTGTGCCAGTGTCCGAACCCACGCCTCCTGTATCGACCCCACCTGTTCAGCCGAGCGAACCTGTTACGCCTGAGCCAGTCCAAAGTCCTCCAGTTGAACCAACGCCACCTGTCACGGTGTCGAGTGTGGCAACACCAACCCTAAAAGCTAATTCTTTAGATGTTCTCGTACGTTCTATTAAGACCTACATAGCAGCCATCGTAGCCATAGCAAGCGCCGGGGGAATTAACATAAGTCATCTTACTGCAGGAGCGAATGCTAAAGTCGCAGGGCTGACCGCTGGTTTTACCGCTATACTTAATATAGTGATTAAAGTTTATCAATCGTTAAGCATTTGACAGCGGGGGGGGGGCAGGACTACTATAAGCATGACTAGCGATGTAGTAGTACCTTTGTTTGAACACCTCCCATAATTTCAAAGTCTCACCATTCTCACCGTTAAGATAAACAACCAACCGCAAAAATAGCCCCTCATCGCAGGGGCTGTGTGCTATATTAAGAGCATGATTGTACCTACACCAGCTCGCAAAGATCAGACTGTTGCTGTCATTACAATATCGCTCGATAATAAAAATACTGAAGACTTAAAGAAGTTTCACTGTTCCATCTGCGGACATGTGGTATTCAGTTACTACGATACGACGCAGATTCTTGTACCGAACGGAGAGACTGATAAAGTTACGAAACTCAAGAACGCGCTCACTGAAGTGATGTGTCAGAACCGTTGGATTGATGCTAAGGGACATACTGACCGTTGCAAGACTATGTATGTTCTAAATAGAGGTTAATATGGAACCGAATCCCATAGATTATTATCCTGAGTATAGAGACCGCCTAGGTTTCCAAGATACTATTATCGACGGAAGTGGGCGATACTCACTGCCTTTAGATGATAACGATTTATACACTCTGATCCAACAGAAGCGTCAGATATCTAAACAGTTCGCCGAGTCTGATCTTAAGCTAGAAGAACGCCGCCGGAGAAATAGAGACTATTGGCGCGGGAAACATTACGCTGAAGACGCTGGAATGCCCGGAGACTACCACTCTGATTATATGGACCCGATCATTTATGAGAACTCCGAGACTCGCTTTACCCTAGCCTCCCAGCGTATGCCAGATATCATCTGTACACCTCATGATGATAACCAAAAGGCCGTAGAGGACGCTCAAATCATCGAGAAGTTCCTGAATAAAAAAGTGAACAATAAAGTCTCTCAACGCATGATGAAAGATGGTTTAAGACAACATGAGATCAACTACACCGCTGCTATTAAGTGTCTCTGGGACCCTAATCTCGCTCGCGGTAATGGAGACTTCAAGTTTGTACTGGTTAATCCGAGTAGATTAATGCTCGATCCTACAGCAGTCATTCCGCACGATGGCTATACGGCTGACAATATGGAGTTTATCGGCGAACTCTTAGAAGAACCTGTCGAGGTTGTTTATTCCAAGTTCCCCAAGAAAGCTAACGATCTCCGCGCTTTACTTGAGACTGCTTCATTAAATAACAACACCGCTATGCCGGCAAAGATCCGTTATGAGGAATGGTGGCTGAGATATTATAAAGACGGTGAAACTTACGAAGCAACGTGTTGGTTCTATCTAACGGAGTGTCTCGGGCAACAAAAGAATCCCTATTATGACTGGGAGGGGTATAAAACGTACCTTCCTAAAGTTGATAAGAATGGAAACTACAAACAAACCACTACCTTAGATAGCGAGACGAAGTTCTACAACTACTTTGACATTCCCCGCAAACCTTACATGTTCTTTACTTACCAGAATCTTGGCGAGAGTCCCTATGATGATACGACTCCGATGGAACAATCTATTCCTACGCAACGTTTAATCAACCGTGTCGGCCGTCAGATCGTAGAGATATCCGACAACGCTGTACCTAAAAAGGTATTCGGTAACGCCATCACTAAGGAAGATGCCCGTAGAGTGTCAAATGATCCCGATGAATCTATCTGGCTAGATATACCCGATGTTTCTAAGGCTATTACCTGGGTTCAAGCTGAACCACCTTCGCCAGCACTTACCCAACTCCTACAAGATGCTCGTGGACGTATGGACGCACTCTTTAATACCCACGGTCCTATCAAAGGTGAACAAGGCCAAGCCTCTGAGTCCGGCACTGCTAAACAAATCACTCGTGAGGGTGATCTTACCCAATCTGACGACTTAGTTGATATAGTAGTGGAGAGGGTTGTGTATGAGATGGCGGGTTGGGCCATGCAGATGGGTAAAATGTTCTACGATGAGCCTCACTTCCTACGGACTACAGGTAAAGACGGCTCAGTACTATCTGCGGAACTTTCACGTAAAAACTTCGTTGAGGGTATTGATGTCGATGTAAAGGCTAACTCAGTCGATGCTATGACGAATCGTGCTGACTCTATGAACCTCGCCACTCGTAAGGCGATTGATCCGTTATCAATGTATGAGGACATGGACAAGAGTAATCCTAAGGAACGCACACGTCGCTTGATTACTTTCTTAAACGGAGCGCAAGACGGCTATCAGACGTACCTTAAAGAGGTTCAAATAGAGTTAGAGTCTAGCTCAAACCCCCAGCCAGCATTTACAGTCGGCGGCGATCAAACGGAAAGCGCGGAAGACGCTCAACACGATATTCAATCTATGGTTCAAGATCAAATCATCGCTCCACCGGATAAGTTCGATCAGAAGTATGTTCAGACTGTCCTAGACTTTGTACATTCCGGTCAGTTCCAATCATTACCTGAGGATATTCAGAGTAACTTCCGAGACTTCGTACAACAGTTAAGTCAGAACTTCCAAAACTTTGCGGTTAATACGCCTGGTTCAGCTTTCACTCAAGGTCCCGCATTACCAGCAGCGCCGCCAGCTAGTCCAAGTGGAATGCCGCCAGCTCCTATTGCACCTCAACCCCAACCAGGAGTAGGATAAAACTATGGCTAACTCGTATCATGGTCCTACCCCTGTTACTGAAGATGATTTGAAGATGGCTAAAGAGCATCTTAAGGCTACTGCTAAACTCAATAAGCAAAAGATCAAAGACCACAAAAAAGCCATGAAACGAGCTATAGACCAAGACGATAAGAAATCTTTCAAGTATAATAAAGTCCATAAAGAAGGTCACGAAACCGATATGAAGCAAGTCCAGCGTTCCATGAAAACCGTAAATAGCCTCTCAGCTCGAACCTATGACGATGTTCGTAAAGACAAGGTGGCTCTTATGTCAAAGAGATCGGAGACTTCATAATGGCTAACTATCCAGTAGGCACTCAAGTTAAGTTCAATCAATCTCCGGTTAAGAAAAGTATAACTACTAAGAGTACTAAACTTCCTACACCTCCTGGATCACCTGACTCGCCCATGATGACATCTACTAAAGCTAAGATTGGCGCACTGAAAAAGGTAGGCAAAGCGTATGGACTTAAATAAAGATCAGAAAGCTCAATCCACTAAGGAAGTTATTAAGTCTGTGCTCGGTATGGCTGACGATCAGAAATCTAAAATGAAGTCAGTTAAGATCAAGATTAAGTTTGACGGCGAGAAGAAGCTGAAAGCCCTCCGTAAAAAGGGTAAGTCTTTCGGACTCGCTGATAAGAATGGAGTGACTCGATGAGCGATGAGATTGTACCATCATCACCTAAGACAAAGGTAATTCACACTCTACCGACCATTTCCTTAGATACTACTGATATGCCTGAAGTAGCTGATTATGATGTCGGCCAAACTTACGATGCTGTCATTCACTGTGAGATGATTAGCAAACATCAAGGCGTAGAGAGTTACTTCGGTTCTGACGAGGATAAACTACCTAATGTCATTCGTGGTCGCTTTCGAATTATTACTATTAAGCCATTGGACAACAAACCAAATGGTGATAAACTAAAGGCATTGAAGAATAAAGCATCATCATATTAACAAACGCAGAAAGCGGATTATGAGCAAGATTTCACACTACTTTAAAAGACGAAAAGCAATAAAACTCTTTGCCGACAGATTCTTATTCGAAGCTCCTCGACCTCAACCACTAGCCCCACCTCAAGACACGATAGTGCGTGGACAAGCTCCTAATTATCCAATGGCAGCGCAGCAACAGCCTCTACCTCCTGGCGTTACCTCAGCTCCACAAGCACCAGCAGTCCCGTTATCTCCTCAACCGCCTATTCAGCCTCAGGCTCCTGTCGCACCAGTTGGTGGAACACAACCAGCACCTACCCCTATGCGAGATGAGATTATCCGCACCCTGGAGCCTATAAATCAGGCTAAGATGGACGTACTTAATCGGAGACTGACTTAAAATGACACCGGAACAAATAGCAGCAGCACAAGCAGCTCAGGGTGGCTCAAACGCTGATGTCATGGCAGCTATTCAGGGACTCAAAACCGATCTTGAGAAGACTTTTGACGATAAGTTAGCAGCTCAAGAAGCAGCTCTCGATGATAAGCTAAAGCCAGTAACCGATATCCAGGAAACTTTGGAACAAGCTCGTAAGAATCAGGCGGAGGCTCTACAACGTCAACAGCAATCAAATCAACCAGCCTACGTTCCTAAAACCTGGGAGCAAGTAAGGCAGGACGCTGCTAATGATGCCTACCAGCGTACCGAAGCCGAGCGCAAGCAACGAGAGCAACAGCAAATCGCCGAGCAAACTCGTAAATCTAACGACGAAGCCCAAATGGA